TAAGTGACTTTTTTGCATAAAATACTTTACAAAACTAATGAACTGTGTTATAATAGAAAAATTATTATGAGAAAGTGAACTTATGAAAGATGTGAATTACTCATTGACCCTGTTTAACAGTCTCTTTGATACTAAGACAGACAAGCGTGTTGATATAAAAAACTTTGACCAGTTTGAACGTCTTCTATATAAACTATCTACTGTTGAGTTGCCTGATAAAAAGTCAGCTCAACTAATGTCGCCTGCTACTTACTCTATAGATAGTACACGCAAAAACGACAGTGTATTAACTTGGGGAAGTTGGGCGGCAGTAGATGTAGACGATATGATATTTGATGGTGACGTGGAGACTATTTTAAAAAAACAATTCAAAAAACATAACTTCATTTGTTACAGTACGGCAAGTAGTACAGAAGCACAACCAAAGTTTAGATTGGTGTTTCCACTTACTTGTGATGTGCACAAAGATGATATAAAGAAGTTGTGGTATGCTTTACAAACAGAACTAGGTGATCTAGGTGATAGACAGACTAAAGATTTGTCTCGTATGTATTACATTCCTGCAAAGTATAAAGGAGCTAATAATTTTATCTTTAGTCACCTTGATGGATCAGACATAGACCCAGACGAAATAATAGCGAAACACCCTATGCCTGAACGATCTAGTTCAAATAATTTCTTTGATCGTCTCCCATCTAATATACAGTCGCAAATAATACAACATCGTAAAGATTCTATGGATGCGACATATGAATGGTCTTCATATCAGAATTGCCCGTTTTGGCCTAAAAAGCTTGCTGCAGAATACATTTCTATAACATCAACAGGTTGGTATAGTAAGATGTATGCTATAATGATTGCAACAGCTGGTAACGCAACAAAGAGAAAGTACCCTATTAGCGCATACGAGATTGCTACACTGTGTCAACAGTTTGATCTTGAAAATGGTAATTGGTACGAAAACCGACCACTAGATAAAGAAGCTGATCGTGCTTTAGAGTACGTCTATAAAAACATGTAAAGGAATAATTATGACATCATATAAAGAAGGTGTAACTATTGTAACAATCGTCTTGCCAAATGGCGCAGAGATTGTTGGCAGATACACAAAAACTCAAAAAGACCAGTATATATTATACAAACCTCGATTAGTGCAAGCCGGTGAGTCTGCATTATCATTTGTTTCTGGTATCTGTATGACAGGTGCAACAAGTCCGATAGAAGTTGCTTTCAAATTTACGAGTGTGATGTTTATGGTAGAGACTGATCCTACGATTGCAAATGCGTGGCGTGAAGCGACAGGTACAAAAAATGTTATCGTACCAGAGAAATCAGGATTGATTATGTGATGAAAAAAGTGGGCTTCACCGCATCCACATTTGATTTATTACATGCAGGTCATGTAGCCATGTTGAGAGAAGCAAAGTCTCAATGTGATTACTTGATCTGTGGGTTGCAAGTAGACCCTAATGTAGATAGAAAAGATAAGAACATTCCTATTCAAAGTATTGTAGAAAGACAAGCTCAACTATCAGCAATAAAATATGTTGATGAAGTAGTGGTCTATTGTACTGAGGAAGATTTACTTGATATAATAAATATGTACCCAATTGATATTAGAGTTCTTGGTGAAGAATATCGTCAAAAAGAATTTACAGGTAAAGATGCGTGTCGCAATCGTGGCATTGAATTATATTTTAATAAAAGAGATCATCGTTTTTCTACAACTGATATAAGAAAGAGGGTTCGAGATGTTTAATCACATAGATATGGATTTGCTTATAGGTGAGCTTGATTGTGAAACTTTACCTACAGGACGAACATATAGAACACCAGACGGAAAAAAATATCCATCAGTAACTACTGTGTTAAGTGAAGAATCTAAAGCTTCTATCATGGCTTGGCGTGCGCGTGTAGGTGCAGAAGAAGCTAATAAGATTTCGCATCAAGCATCTACAAGAGGAACAGCCGTTCACCAATTGGCAGAAAACTATGTTAATAATATGGAAGATTGGAGAGATGGTGCTATGCAAAATAACATTCATTCATTCAATCAGATTAGACCGATATTAGATAAGCATGTGGATAATATCTATGTGCAAGAAGCGTCGTTATATAGTAATAAACTAGAAGTTGCAGGTACAGTAGATTTGATTGCAGAATGGGACGGAGAGTTATCTGTTATTGATTATAAAACATCTCGTAAACCAAAGAAAGAAGAGTGGATTCAGAACTACTTTATGCAGGCTTCTTTTTATGCGTGTGCATGGTATGAATTAACAGGTATGGTAATTAAACAAAGTGTTATTGTTATCGCAGTAGACCACAATGATCCACAAGTATTTCGTCAAAAGACTTACGACTACCTGAAAGACTTTATTAAAGTCAGGGCAAAATATAAAGCTAAGTATGGAATTTAAGGTGTACAAGGTGTGTAATTTGTGCTATACTGTTTAAAATATTAACAAGAGGTTATTTTATGAATGAAGAAAAATTTAAACTAGGTATAGTCGGTCACGGCTTTGTGGGTAAAGCTGTAGACTATGGATTCACCCATCGTGATGTAGAAATGTTTTATGTAGATCCTTTACATGATACAACGATTGATGATCTAGTAGATTGGCAACCTAATATCACATTTATATGTGCACCTACACCAATGAATGATAATGGTGTAGTAAACGCTACTATTGTTGAAGATGCAGTCTTAAAGCTGATAAAACATACAAAGAGTGGGATTGCTATTAAGTCTACTGTAACACCTGATGTAATGCAACGATTAGCTTTTACAGCATCACAGCTAGGGGCTGATGGTAGATTTGTGTATAATCCAGAGTTTCTTACAGAAAACAATTCTATTGCAGAGTTTATTTCACCTAAGTTTAGTATATTTGGTGGGACATTAGAAGCTATTGATGGGTTGTTATGGGCGTATGATGTCTTCTCTATGTGTGATATAAACAATGTTATAAAGATGAGTCCAGTAGAAGCGTCATTTGCAAAATACGCAATCAACTCTTTTTTAGCGACTAAAGTAACGTTCTTTAATCAGTTGTACGATGCTACTGAATCTATGAACGTTTCATACAAGCGCATACTAAGAGGTGTAGAAGCTGATCCTCGCATAGGTGGCTCTCATACTAAAGTACCTGGATTTGATGGTAAGCGTGGCTTTGGCGGTGCTTGTTTTCCTAAAGACACTAAAGCGTTTAATAAAGCGTTTAATAAATTTACACTTCTTGATAATATTGTCACAATTAATAATGAGTATCGTAAAAAATACAGTTTGGATAATAGAGAAAAGGCACAAAATGTCAATTATGAAACGAAAGGAAATGATACATGAGTATTATGGACAAACTAAAGACAAATAGCAGAATTAAATCTACAGATATTCTTGCAAACTCAAAAATATTTAATACAAAAGAACAAACATCGACTAGTGTTCCTATGGTGAATGTTGCACTATCAGGTGACATAGATGGTGGGTTATGTTCTGGATTAACAGTATTAGCAGGACCTTCTAAACACTTTAAAACTTCATTCGCGTTATTAATGGCCGGAGCATACCTTGATAAACACAAAGACGCAGTGATGTTATTTTATGATTCAGAGTTTGGTTCACCGCAATCTTACTTCGAACAATTTGGTATTGATGCTACACGTGTGATGCATACACCTATTATGGATATAGAACAACTTAAACACGACATCATGTCACAATTAGAAGGTATAGAGACAAAAGACAATGTGATTATTGTTATCGATTCTATAGGTAACATGGCTTCTAAAAAAGAAAGAGATGATGCCCTTGACGAAAAATCAGTTGCGGATATGAGTCGTGCAAAGCAATTAAAATCTTTGTTTCGTATGTGCACGCCTTATTTGAAGATGAAAAATATTCCATTATTAGCAGTCAATCATACATATCAAACGCAAGAAATGTTCTCTAAGGCAGTTGTATCTGGTGGTACTGGTATATACTACTCTGCTGATAATATATGGATATTAGGCAGACGGCAAAACAAAAAAGGTACAGAAATTGAAGGCTATGACTTTGTAATTAATGTTGAGAAGTCTCGTTTTGTAAAAGAAAAATCTAAAATACCTATCACTGTATCTTGGGACGGCGGAGTAGAAAAATACTCTGGTTTATTAGAAGTTGCTCTAGCTGGTGATTATGTGGGCAAACCTTCTAATGGGTGGTATTGTCGAATTGATCAAGAAACAGGAGTATTAGAAGATCCTAAAGTTCGTGAAAAAGACACACTCAACACAGAGTTTTGGAAACCCATATTTGAAAATACAGACTTTAAAGATTTTATTATGAAACAGTATCAAATTGGGCATAAGTCTTTAGTAGATATGGATGCTATTATTGATGGAGAGACATTGTGATAGAATGTTTACTTGTCGGAGGTTTATTCTACATTGGTGGAATGGACCTCTATCAAAAACCCTATATGGTGTCAGTTAATAACATTGTAACTATTACTGAACACCATGAGCAAGCGTATTTTAGTTCGGACAAAACATATAGGTTTACAGCGATATACACTACGAACTCGCCTAGTCCAATGATAAAAGAAGACGCATCAGTTATTGAAGTTTTACAAGGTCTGGTGAAATGTGAGAAGTTACTTGATAAAGATGTTTGATCTTTACACCTATTAAGGAATATGATATAATGAATTTAATTGAAAATGAAGACTACCAGTTGATTCCAAAAGATGAAGACGGATGGAATATACGCATCTTAAAAGGCGATTATGTTGAGACTGTGATAACATTCTCTACATTAAAATTAGATGAAGCTACGGAATCTATTAGGTTTAGTTTTGATATAGTATCTTCACCCAATACAGAATTGACTGTTGACGACAATCAATTTAATCGTTATGTTGGAAGAATACTAGGAAATATTTTAAAATAGGAACAATGAATGATACAAACAGAAGCCATAAACCTAGAACAAACGATACTTAGAAATATATTAACTAATGAAAAGTTTACACGTAAAGCTTTACCTTTCGTTAAGCCTGAATACTTTCAAGGTGTGTATATGCAGTTGTTCAAAGAGGTAGCCAGGTTTGTTAATAAATATAATAAACTTCCACAAATTGAAGAGTTTAAGATAGAACTAGATCAAAATGATCGCCTTGGTGAGAACAACTATGCTCAAGCCATGGAAATACTACCTCATGTCTTTAAAGTAGAGGATGTTAATCACCAATGGATTTTAGACACTACCGAAAAGTGGTGTCAAGATCGTGCAATATATAATGCTATTATGCAATCGTTTACTATAATTGATGGCAAACACGAGACGTTAAGTAAAAACTCTTTACCTGACATCTTAACTGATGCTTTGGCTGTATCATTTGATACTAATGTTGGTCACGACTATATAGAAAATGTAGAAGAACGTTTTGATTTTTACCATT